GGATTTCACTCTCCCCGAAAAAGTAATTAGAGTCAGGGTAGTGGTCTTTGGTTACTGCCCAAGCCCATGCCCATGACAGATAGGTGAGATTACCTTTCTTCTCAGTGTGATCGTTGACGTTGATGCTGCTTAAAGTTTTCCATACGCTCATTTGCTTTCCCTCAGAATTGCGTTGATCTGGTCGAGACTATCCTGTGCGGAGTAGCCTCTGATGTATGCCTCTGTCTTGCTAGCTAATTCTTTTCCTGCTTTACAGTCTGCCTGACCCTTGATGAAATCACCGATAAAGTCTGTGTACTGCTCGGTGGATTTGTACACCTTGCCCTTGGCGAGAATCATACCCTCACCGCTGCTGCATAGTCTGCAAGATCATCCTGATGGCGCTGCTCTAGTGCGTGGTTCTCCCGCTCCTCTTCCATCAGATCTTCACTGATACGATCTAGTTCACGATGGCACAACTCTAGGATGGCGAGATCACCTTTGCTGATGTTGCACTCATCCGCTAACCTGGCTATCTCGAATGTGAAATCACTTAGCTCTTCTACTAACTGCTGCTTGCTCATGTCTACCCCTATCTGCTGATTGAGGTATTAAGATAATCTAATTAAATGGGTCTGTCAACTTGTTTTTATAAAAGATGTTTGATAAGGTGCAGTCTTCATTGAGGAGGAAAGCATGAGAACACTAGAGTTAACAGAGTTCCTGGAGCATTCGGGAAAGAGTCTGCATAGGTTTGCAGTAGAGTTGAGATTGTCACCACCGAAGGTTCACTACTGGCGGCACAATTGCAATTGCCTAGTCGATTTCGATGGCGATAGGGTACATGCAATACGGCTAGTAAAGGATAAGGTAGTCTACGAGGGATAAAGAAAGGCCCACCGAAGTGGGCCGTGGGGCGAGGGGAACCCCTGTGTCAATCAGCAAGAGAGACAAAACAATAGTAGCAGATATTGATTTAGAAAAAAGGTTTTATTCATCACCGGATGGTGTTAGATTAAATGTGTCGGCGGGATTAGCAGTCCCTTTAATGTCCGATTGCAAACAGGAAGAATCGTGGTCACAACCGACACAATTGAATCCTACCACAACTGCAATCCCCGTTAAAGAGCTTCCTACCGATGGAAAGTGGCGCTTAACTGTGCGTCCAATCCAAATAGCGGTAAATCGTGAGCATGTTTTAGGTCTGTCCACTTGACCCGATTCACGTCCTATATGCAGCAGACCCCAAGCGGGGGTTGTATGAGTTGCGTCATACAGAAAGCGAAAGCTATGAGTACCGCATCTACGGATGTACACATGTGAGACCTAACGCTGCTAGCGACAGTCACGGTTATGTGTTGCAACAGGGAAAAAGTGGAACTGTGCCTAAAATAAATTGGAGGTGATATGGAACTAAGAGAGCATCAAGCGAGAGCGATTGAGATGTGTAGGGACTCAGTCAGGAAAGGCAATAAGAGGATCATGTTGGCAGCACCATGTTCATTCGGTAAGACTAGGGTAGCAGTAGAGATGCTAGCCAATGCTGCAAAGAAGGGGAAAGAAAGCATCTTTATCTGTGATCGTATCAAGCTGGTTCAGCAAACGGTTGCAGAATTCGACAAGCATGGGATAGAGGCGGGAGTCATACAGGGATGGGATCATCCTCGCGCTAACTGGCATGCACCTATTCAGATAGCATCGATTCACACACTAGCAAGGCGCAGAAACTGGCCCATGTCTAGGCTCATCATTGTCGATGAAGCGCACGTTCACTATAAGACCACTAGCACACTCATGGAGAAGTACAGTCGAGTGCCTGTGATCGGTCTATCCGCTACACCATTCTCAAAAGGACTAGGCAATCACTATGATGATCTGATTGTACCCATCACTGCTAGCCAGTTAACCGACAAGGGATACTTAGCACCCGCCAAATACTACGGTGGATCAAAGCCTAACCTGAAAGGTATCAGGTCGAAACGACTGAACACCGGAGCATCTGACTATGATCCAGGCCAGCTAGGCGAGCGCATGGAAAAGGATATTAAGTTGGTCGGGGACATCATCGACAACTGGAAGAGGTACGGGGAGAACAGCCAGACAATCGCGTTCTCACCCAGCATTCCGCACAGTAAGACAATGGTTAAGATGTTCAACGATGCAGGGATTCCCGCCGAGCATATCGACGGCTATATGGATGATGCCGAAAGACAGATACTGTACCGCGAACATGACGAGGGCAAGTTTAAGATACTGTCATGCTCCAAGCTATTAAATACGGGATACGATGCGCCTAGTGTGCGTTGTCTGATCGACGCATTCCCCACTAAGTCTCTATCGAGTTACGTCCAGCGTATCGGTCGGGTGTTAAGGCTCCACAAAGACAAGCCCCATGCAATCATCCTCGACCATGCGGGTAATGTGTCAAAGCATGGATTCGCGGAAGACGTAGTGCCGGATGCGCTGCACGATGGCGAGAAAGAATACAGGGAGCGAGATCAAACCAAAGAGAAGAAAGAACCCAAGACAATGGACTGCCCCGCCTGTTTCCAGACCATGATCATGCCTCGATGTGCATGTGGTTACGAGGTGCCCAAGGCTGAGTTACTGAAGACGGACAAGCAAATCCTCACTGAGATTAAGCGAGAGGATAAGGGCCGTTGGCTATACGAGTTCCAGTATTACGCGCTTCAGAAAGGATACAAACCTGGATGGGCAGCATGGGCATACAAGTCTAAGTTTGGAGTGTGGCCTAGAGTCATGGCAGTTCCAGGCGAGCGGATGCCAGAGGTGCAAAACTACGTTAAACACTTACAGATTAAGAGGGCGAAGAATGTTGAACGAGATTTTAGAAAGGCTGGATAAGGTACGCAGACATGGGGACAGATACAGAGCGGTATGTCCTGTCCATGATGGCAACAATCCCACAGCACTATCACTGAAGGAGGAAGACGGAAAGGTTTTGATTCACTGCCATGTGTGTCTGGCGAAGGGGCCAGATGTAGTGAGAGCAATCGGGTTAACAGATGCCGCGTTGTTCAGGGATGCACCACAAAGAACGGACGGAAAAAGTTACTTTTCTAGGGAGCAGAAAGAGGTAGCCACAGAGGATAAGTTCTTTATAGAGATTTACAACAACCAGATAGCGAACGGACATCAACCTAGCCGAGAAGAGTACCGCCGCTACAGATTAAGTCAGCAACGCGTGAAGATACTGGAAAGCGCATGAGCTGGTACATCCAAGACATGCGTACTGGTGCCATCGACGGGTTTTACAACGATAAAGATATGGCAGAAAACCAAATGCTCTGGTGCGTAAGAACATTCAAGAGATGGATGGTGCTCAAAAAAGCAAAGCCCAACGAAACCGAGTATGACTTTCAGTTTTGGGGTGACGGGTATGTGGATTGGTACGAAGATTATTTAAATGACAGGGGGATTTATGAGGTTAGAAGCGGAGACGATTGAAATGACAATCGACAGTCGTCATGGTCTGGAAGAAATGTTACAGATGTTTAGCGAGACGGACATCGAGTTCCCCGTCAGGTTAACTATCGACAAAAGGAAGAAGACTAGAACGTTGATCCAGAATAACACGGCTAACAAGTGGTATCGTGACTGTGAGAAGCAGGGAGATATGAAGGCTTGGGAGTATAAGGCGTATTGTAAGCTGCACTTTGGAGTGCCCATCCTGCGTAGAGACAGCGTGAAGTATAAAGAAATGTATGATACAAAGGTCAAAGAGTTTCCATACGAGACCAAGCTGATGTTCATGGCTGAACCGTACTCGTTTCCTGTCACGTCCATGATGAATGTGGCGCAGCATAGCGAGTTCCTGGAGATGGTCGAACGGCATTTCAGTCAGCAAGGATTCCAACTAACGGAGGTGAGGAAGTGACAAAGTTAACTAGAGGTAATGAGCGCAGCATCACGCCAAAGCTGTTGACGTTTGCAGAGAAAGAGGCAGCGCGTATCAAACTGGAGCGAGACATGGAGGAATTCTTTGCGCGTGATGGATTCATCCGCGAGATTCCAATTGGAAAGTCAGCTATCAACCTAAAGAAATCCGTTCCGACATCTAATGCGTTAGCAACAGGCTCGAGTAGTCGGTATCGATGGAAGAATAGATCAAAGACATGAGGAGCAAAGGCAATGCTCCAAGTGCTGAACAGAAGAGATGGCATGATCAAGTGGCTAGCTTGGGATGTGTAGAATGCTTTGGCCCTGCACAAATCCATCATCCAGTGGGGGCAACAGCCAAGCATAACAAGATAGCGATAGGCCATTGGTGGGTGCTACCGTTGTGTGATGAGCATCATCGGGCCTTGCATGCGGGTGAATCGTTCGACTACGACTCAAGAAAACTGTTTGAAAAAGGGGAGTATGCTAGAATACTGGACGATAATAACCATCCTGTGCCTGAAGAGGTAGAAGCAGCGATTATGGACTATCACAGATGAGCAAGTACGCGAAGAAGAAAGACGATAATCACAATGAAATCGAGACCGAGTTTAAGCGGTTGGGTTGTGGTGTTAAAGACGTACACGATCTGCCCAATTTCGTAGACATTATCATCTGCTACAAGGGCCAGACAGTCATGGTCGAGATCAAGGATGGAGCCAAGCCACCAAGCGCGAGAAAGCTAACGAGTGGTGAGAAGAGATTCAGCGATGAGTGGATAGCGAAGGGCGGCAAGTGGGCCTGTATCGAGACCATCGAGCAAGCAAAAGAATTGGTCAAAAGCATTGGGTGAAGTGTCGATTCTCGACCGGAACGCAGAGCAAGTGCGGGATGCGTTGAGGGCTTTGATCGAGCAATGTGAGAGCGGGGATATAAGTGGTGCGGTGATCATCACCGAGCATCAGGATTACTTTGATTTAGTAATGCCTGGAACCTTCTCAACCGACCCTGAAAGCATAGCCAGCGTGGTTGGTCGCTTGCATATCGCGTCAAGTATTTTTTGTGGCATGGTCGAAGACGATGAGTAAAAGCACTGAGCAACATTTAGATTTTTGCAACACTGAAAACCAAACTCAAATTATCGAGATGCGTATCTCTGGCATGAGTAACGTTGAGATTGGTGCGGAGTTGGGGCGAGACCCGAAGCGCATATCTGAGATCGTGCAAAAAGTACATCGACGCGCAGCCGCATCAGGCATAGCACCTGATCAAAATTTGAACAGGGAAGTTGCTCCAGGATTTACCACTAAACGAGTCAGTACGGCATACAATACTGAAGGCGAGATCGTTTTACAGTGGCACATTCAGGAGCCAGAGCGCCAGAAGATTGAGGAGTTGGTTGATCAATTTGTCGAGGGATTTAAAGATGAAGTCACCGGAATCCACACTCCCATTGACCCGCCTTCAAGCACTGATGACAATCTCATGGTTGCTTATCTTATTGGTGATCACCATCTTGGGATGCTCGCTCACCACACTGAAACAATGGGTGATGACTACGATGTCAAGATTAGTCAGAATCTTTTAGAGAATGCAATTGATCGCTTGGTCGGATCGGCCCCATCTGGTGAGGTCGGGGTGCTTGTGAACCTTGGCGATTTCATGCATATCAATGACAGCACCAGTTCAACGCCTAATTCTAAAAATCTACTAGACTCAGACGGTCGGTATTCTAAGACCATTCGCGCTGCTAGTAATGTGATCAAGCGTACGGTATTGCGTATGTTGGAGAAGCATAATCAGGTATGGCTTGTGAATGTCAGGGGCAATCATGATCCAGATGCGGCGCTCTGGTTGAATGAGGTGATGCGCTTGTACTTTGAGGATGATCCCCGCGTCAAGGTATTTGATAATGCGAGCAAGTTTATCTGGTGGCAATGGGGCAAAAATCTAGTCGTGACCCATCATGGGGACAGGATCAAGATGTCTAATTTGCATGGTTCAATAGTCAGTAATTTGAGGCAAGAATGGGGCGAGTCAGATCATACTTTCGTTTGGACAGGACACATACACCACAAGAATCAAGAGGAATATGGCGGCGCATTGTTCGAGTCTTGGAACATCCTAGCACCCGCAGACGCTTGGCATGCTGGCTCTGGTTATGCCAGTGCGCGAAGTATGACCTGCGTGATCCTCCACAAATTGTACGGCGAACAGGGCCGATTGAAAGCAAACATTCAGGAGCTTATATGAGCGCACTAGACAGACAAATTTCAGGTAGCCACTATAAGACGATGAAGATACAGCCGTTGGAATATGCTTTAGAAAACGACTTGGGAGTCTGTGAGCATGCGGTGATCAAGTATGTGTCGAGGTGGAGAGAAAAAGGAGGAGTGGATGACCTACGAAAAGCCATCCACTATTGTGAGATATTGATCGAGCGAGAAGCCTCTTAAAATTGCTCGGCCATTGCCTGTGCGATTCCTTGGTATGTCTTTGATCTAATCTTCCATCGATCCGGTGATGGGCCTAGCTTGTTCTGGCCGCTTGGCGTTTGATTGTCCCAGTGTCCGCATGCGGGCTTGTCTACAACGTTGGTTGGTTGTAGTTTTGGTAGGTTGTGCAACCATAGGCCAGTTTTTTTGCTTTCCGCGTGACCGAATTGATAGGGTTGAATGTACTGACTAGCTTTGATCGGTAACACGCCTACGGGGTTCTCCATGCATACTCTGTCGGCGTTAGCCTTTGCCAGTTCAAACATGCGGAGCGTGTATTCTATCGCGTCGATACGTTGCTGGTGCTTTGCTTTGCCTGATCCGTAATGGGCATTGCCTGAGACACACAACGCGGTGCAAGGTGGGTGCATTATGATCAAGTCCCAGCGTTTCAGAGCGGGGTCGATGATCCATTCCTCGACATCGCCTTGGAAGTGATAATTGCTGCCATCGTCAGCGGGTTGTAGATCACAAGACCAAGCGTTATGTCCTGCTTTGCGAAATGCTTCCCTAACTGTGCCAGAGCTTTCGTATGCGACTAAGATATTCATGCTTGGCCCTCGTATCTGACGTTGTGGATTGCTGGTTGTGATTGGTGGTGCTTCATGTGGAACTTGCCGGATTTCATGCCGTTAAAATCAATATAAGTCCGGCTATCATTTACGCCTTTTTCGTCGTACACGTAGACAGTGAAATGTTGAATCTTGGACTTTGCACAATCGCGGTATTCGCCTATTCCCGACCTCGGCCCTCGCCCTTTGATGGTGGTGTTTTGTCCTCTGTTCCTGAAGATGTCGCGTACTGCTTGAACGTGTTCGGGTGGTACAAATCTAATCGCGTATTGCATCTATTCGCCCTCGCAAGTTGGATTGATGTTTTGATAATCGGGAATGAGTCCGGCGCAAACGTCTTGATTGTATTGTTCGGCCTGTTTCAATTCTTGGTTGAATTCGTCATTACTCAGCCAGATAAAAGCAAAGGTGAGAGCGGCGGCGAGGATTATTTTTTGGTAGGTGTTCATTGGCTTATGCCCTCATCTCGTAAAGTTCTCGGCAAACGCCGTGTAAATCCATCTCATCGAAAAAGTCTGCAAAGGCTGAATCGCCCCACCAATAGCCCTCTACTCTATCATGACGGGTATCAATCCAAATGTTAGGGCCACCGAAAGCGACAAGAATTCTAGCGCCTAGAAAATTTCCGTCACTGCTAATTGTGTACTCGATATCTAGCATGTCAGAGAGGTAATCAAACCCGCTAATCTGATCATCTGGCTCGCAACCGTGATCCTCGTGATCTATACCGCATTGCTCGTATGTCATGCCAGAAGTTAAATCATTGGCGATGTTGTTAACGTGGTTTTGTAGATCTGGTTTGTCATGTGCGTTCATTGGTGTAACTCCTTGCTGATTAATGTATAATTCGTTAGTACGGAATGAACTATAAACACCACATTAAAAATTGTCTAATACCGATTTGTTATATACTTTAGAACTAAATAGCATATGCCGGTAAATATAGGGTAAAACGTGCCAGATAATAGACATAGACTCGATAAAGAAACAGTCAATCGACACTTTCCTGAGTACGATCACGGCGGGAAAGGCAGTCACGCTAGAAGGTATAATTCTGCCTCAAAATCGGCCTATGCAGACGGATGGGATAGAATCTTTGGTAAGGGTAAAGACAATGGGAACAACAGCAGCAAATAAAAACCGTGCTATACGTCAAGAAGCACTGAGGGAACAGTTAAGCAATCAAGGGCATGTGCAGCATGTTACTGATATTGCAAAGAAATTGACCGATCTTGATAACGAATTAGATAGTACTCAAGTGCAGCGATTGAAGAGCGCAGCAGATATTAAGCTCAAACTGATTGGTAAGTATCTGGGTGATGTGAAAGCCATTGAATTATCAGGCGATGGTGGTGGTGATCTTGTGATTAAGGTTGCAGACTTCAAGAACTCGTAACCTGGATATCCATCCAGTACTGTATATGCATCCAGGGGGCATATGACAGAGATATCAATACCGTATCAATGGGAACCTAGGCCACACCAAGTCGACTTCTTCCGAGCAATGGATACAGGCGTGAAGAGGGCCGTTTGTGTATGGCATCGTAGGGCTGGAAAGGGTAGCGCAACGCTCAACTTCACCGCTAAAGAGATGTTCAAGCGAGTCGGGACATACTGGCACTTATTCCCACATCAGACCCAAGCACGCAAGGCTATATGGTCAGGCATAGACAGCGAAGGCCGCCCAATATTAGAGCAAGTATTCCCCAAGCAGATACGCAAGCGGACATCATCGCAAGACATGGTGATCGAACTGGTCAACGGGTCAACGTGGCAGCTAACAGGCTCGGACAACTACAACAATCTAGTGGGAAGCAACCCCGTAGGCGTAGTCTTTGATGAGTGGTCATTATGTGACCCGAATGCATGGGGCTATATCAGGCCGATACTAGCTGAAAACGGTGGTTGGGCTGTATTCATCTATACGCCTAGAGGCAAGAATCACGGACACTCACTCTATCAAATGGCTAAGTCTAG